GTAGCTCTTGAGGAATTCGATGCCGTCCATGACGCTGTTCGGCCCCTTGAGGGCCTTGGTCATTGCCGGGTAGCCGTGGCGCTGCATGTAGGAGATCGTCTCAGGCCGGGCGCTGTCGGCCTTCGTCGGCCATTTGCGGGCGACCTGAGGCTGTCCGGGCACAAGCCCGTCGAACAGTTCCGGCGTCTTGTCGATCTCGCATCCGACCTTGTAGGCCTCGGCGTCGATGTAGAGCGTTCGCCCTTCGATGAAGGCCCGGACGAGCACGGTGGGGTCGACGGAGAAGCCCCAGTCTGCGCCCTGGTAGAAGCGGGCATCGCTCGGCGTCTCGAACTCGTCGATGCGCCAGTTCTTGAAGACCCGCGCCTCGCTGTTCCGTTCGTACTCGCCGAGCCAGATGTGCGCGTATTTGTCGGGGTCGCGCCGCTGATCCCAGTCCTTTTCCTCGCGGAGAACGTCGGGAAACCAGGGGTTGTCCTCCCAGTTCGCCTGGACGACGATCGCGCCGGGCATCTTCTCGGCACCGCGGAGCAGTTTGTCGACCGGATCCTTGGCGCTCTTCGGGTTCCACGAGAACCACAGCTCGGAGCCGGGTTTACGGATCGTCGGGCGGAGCAGGTCAAGGCTGCGCTGCGAAAGCGACTGCGCTTCCTCGACCCATGCGAGATCGTAGCCTTCGAGCGACTTGATGCTCTCGGCCGTGTGGTTCTGCATCCCCTGAAAGATGATCAGGCCGTCGCCTGGCGTCCTGATCTCGTATTGAAGGCAATCGAACGCGGGACCGACGCCGAGCCGCTGAATCTTGTCCTCGAGGAGGCGCTTGACCGATTGCTCGAGGCTCTTCTGCACCTCGCGGATGCACACGGCACGAAGCCCCGGCTGCATCATCGCGCGCTCAATCAGGCACTCGCCGAAGAAATGGCTCTTGCCCGAGCCGCGCCCGCCGTGAACTCCCTTGTACCGAGAGGGTTCAAGCAGCGGGGCGAACGCCCTAGGCGTCTCGATTTCGAGGATCGACGATGACACGGCGGATCATCTGGACGGCGACCGGGTTCTTCTCGTCGCCCTTGTGCACGACGCTGGAAAGCTTCGGGTGGACGTAGGGCGCGGCAGACTTCGCGGCATCGAGGCGCACGTCATCGGCCTTGGTGTCATCCCGCATCACCTGCAGCATGTAGGCGAGAGGTGTGAGGCCGCTTTCGGCAACAGCTTTGCGCTGCTCGGCCGTCGCCTTGTTCGGCTCCCCTGACCTACGGCCAGCGCCAGGCCTTGCGCCACCGCGAGCCATGTTTGATTTCCTTTGAATTTCTTTGATTGTTTTTCAATCGCAGCGCTTCACCCCATCCATTCCCTGCGCTCGCAGTTAGCGACGATGCAGAGGGCGAAGAGGGTTGAGGCTATGCCGAGGATGAAGGCTGCGGCATGGGTGCCCATAGTCAGTCGTGCCCCTCGAAGTCAGGCGGGCGCGGGGTGCTGGCGTGAAGAACCCATGCGGCAGCGAGGGCGGCGCCAATGAGGCCTGCAGCTACCACGAGGACAAAGGTCAGCATGGAGAGGCCTCGGGGGCGGTGACTATTCGAGAGGAAATCAGCCGCAACGCCATTTGGCGCTTGGGCTTGAGGCCGGTGACGAACTGAGAGGAAATCACCATGCGGCAGCACTCGGCGTGCCCGTAGGCTTTCCGCAGGGGGCGCGGCGTTTGCGGAGCCCCGAACCGGCGACGGCCTGTTGACGACCTTGCGCCTTGCCGGTGCGCTGAGGCTCCGGCCGTTGGGTTGTGCGTGGCATATTCGCGCGCATAGGTCAAGACCACGACTGATCGTCTTGCGCTTCGGCGTAGAACCGTTCGCGATCGATCTCCTCGCGGATGCGCTTCCATTCCCGGCGATCGCGTGACTTCGGGCGCTTGCCGGATGGCAGAACCGTCACCAGGACATGGCCGTCCATCATGAACCAGTTGTCTCCGATCTTGGCAGCGCGAGCGCCAGCCTTGGCCGCATCCTCTGCCTCTGTTGCGGCACACTGCCGGAAGAACTCCATGTCGATGCCGTGGACGCGCTCGAGGTAGCGGATGAGGGCGTGATCCGAGACGATGACGCTCATGCTGCCTCCACCTGCCCGGCCTCGAACCTGACGGGCTGTTCCCTGCCGAAGAGCGTGAGCAGCACGTCGACGCGCTCCTTGGCCGCCTGATGCACGATCCCGTCGAAGCCGGAGAACGGGCCATCGGTGATGCGGACGCGGGATCCCTTGCCGAAGGTGCGGGCGGGCTCGGTGGCCTCGAACTCGCCGAGGCCTTGCCGGGCGGACAGGTTGTCGATGAGGGCCTGGGGCACCTCGCCGATGATGGCCGACACGTGGTCGCAGTCCGCCATGCCGATCCGGCCGCGGTGGGCCGCGAACAGGTAGCGGGCGAACAGCGGGCGATTGACCCGGCGGCGCAGCTTTCGCTTCTCGGACTTCACCACCTCGACCGTCTGCGGGAACCAGGCGACATAGCCGGCTTCGGTGAGAGCGGTGGCGGCCTTGAGTTCCATCCGTGGCTCGACCATCAGCACCACCCACCCGAAGGCCTTGGGCGCCGGATGCAGCGGTTCCGTCTCGTCGATGTCGCGCCATGCCTTCGCCTTCGCGACCCACAGTTCCGGGCGCTTCTGGCGGGACTTGGCGTAGAGGCGGGCGAGCTTGGTCTTCATGGGGGCCGCTGTTCCGGTTCGGTTTCGGTCTCGACGCGGTTACGCTTGCGTGGTCAGGCCCGCCGGCCGGTCAGGCGACCTCATGGAGGCCCGGCGGGTATGGCGATGGGAACCACCAGCCGCCCTTTGCGTCGGTCGGGGTCTTCTTGACCGCCTGCCATTCCTGCCAGCCAGGAGCGCCGGCCATGATGTGCACGCTGGCCGATGCCGCGACCTTCGCCTCGGCTTGCACAAAGCCGACGAACCGCTCTTCCGACAGGTAGCGGCAGGCGTGGACAGGCCGGTAATCTGGCGTGGCGGAGCAGTGGGCGCGGAAGCCGGCGCAACTCGCCAACGCCGCGGCGCGCTTCTCGGCAGAGAGCCGGCGCCATTCGGCCGCGGCCTTCTTCTTCGACATCAGCGCGTCGGTTGGATAGGCCTTCCAAAAATCATCAAAGCTCGGGCCGGCGTTGGTCCGAACAGCGTTCGGACGAACAGTTTCGCTTGCACCACCTATCAAGGTTAGAGCTTGAACCTCTGAGGTTACCTCTGTCTCTGTCTCTGTCTCTGGTGCGTCACTGTCACAACGGCGCTCCGTCACTCCGCCGTCACGTGACGGCGCGACACCGTCACCGTCACTTCCGCCCGGCTGCTTTCGATTTTCACGGTAGCGCGCCTGTCTCTCTCGGGACTTGTCAGACTGAAACTGACGGTCGCCCCACTTGACCACAGAACCGGAAGCCACGCGCTCAAGAGCGGCAAGCGCATCCTCAATAGCGCGAATGTCAGCCTCATCCGTTCGGAGAAAGTAGGCGACCTCGGCGGCGTCCAGTTCATAGCGGCCTCCATCGTCGATCTCGGCTGCGCTCTCCAGGATGGCGCCCCAGACCCAGACGACACGCTCGACCGGCTGCTTGGCCTTCATCGCTGCGCGGACCAGCTTCTCGTCGCGCATCATGCCGGCGTAATGGCGGAACCACCTGCTCATGCGGCACCGCCCTCTTTGTCGATTTCATCAAGGATGTGGTCGTAGGCGGACCAGTCGATGCCCTTGAAACTGGCCTGGCTCACCACGCCCCAGACCTGCGAGGCGCACGCCAACGGGTTTCGGTAGATCTCAGAACCGGTGAATCGAAGGACGGTGTAGCCAAGTTCGGCCAGCCGCCGGTCTCTCGACTTGTCGCGAGCGGCCTGCTCTTTCGTCCGCTCGTGGAACTCGTGGCCGTCACATTCGACAACGATGCCGACGCGATCGCGAAGATGGCAGCGGACGCGAAACAGAAAGTCGACGCGGAACTTGTCGATCTTGGCTTGTTGTTCGAAGATTACATCACAGGACTCGTCCTTGCCGATTTCCCGCCCGGCGCGATTGCCGATGATGTGGTCGACGAGAAGGGCGCGGCCCATCAGCTCTTCGATGGGGCTCTCGTGGCGCCCGAGGAACGCTGACATGTCAGTCGATGCCAAGCGCGCCGCAACCTCTTCGTAGAGACGATCATATCCATAGAGCGTCATGCCGCCCTCCAAGACATGCGGTGCAGGGCAATGGGAGAGCCGGCGGGGCGCGGATGCGCCGAGAAGACGAACCACGCGAACGGCGCGCCACTGTTGCCGAGCTTCGGCCCGGCCCATCCCTCGCGGTGCATCATCGGCAGGCGCTCTATGCCGGCCCAGACGCGCAGCAGGTGGCGGTCAATCAGATCGGCGCGGCTCGCCCCTTCGAGGGCCATGAGGCGCAGGAGAACGATAACGGTCGGGACCAGCTCGAGACCATGCCGGATGAACTCGTCCGCCAGTTTGAACGGCGGATTGGTGACGATGGCCTGTGCGCCGGGCGGCGCCGATCGCTCCATGAGGAAGTCGATGCCGCTCTGAATGCCTTCGTCGGAGCCCTCGTAGGCGACCAGGTCGGTGCAGATGACCTTGTGGCCGAGAAGTTCCCGGGCGATGGCGCCACGGCCTGCAGACGGCTCCCAGATCACGCGGGGCAGCGGCTCGACGCGCAGAAGCGTGCGGACGGCCTCTGGCGGCGTCTCATAGAGATCGTCCTTGCGGTCAGCGAGCGCGGCCCGCGATGCGCCGATCCTCATTCCCCTGCCCTCTCCCGCTTCGCCAGTTCCACGAGCCCAGTTGCGGTGATGGCGCACTGCGCGTCGATCCATCCCTCTGCGGTCATGTGCGCCCGGTAGTGGAGCGCCATGGCGTGGCCGGTGCCTTCCTTGGCCCGGCGGAGGTTCTGCAAGATCCCGTCGTCGGTGATGTGCTCGGGGAGGGTCAACGCGATGCCCCCGATGCGGTTGCGGCCTTCCGCGCCAGGTAGAGCGGCGACCATTTCGGCAGCGGCGCCGTCTTTGGCTTCGGGCCAAGGACGTCGCAGACGCGGGTGTCTGATACGCCGAGCTTTGCAGCGATGGCGACGCGCGTCATGCCGATGGCATCGAGGCGCGCGGCCTCCTTTGCCCATGCCTTCCGCGGCGGCCTCGACATGCCGTAGCGAGCGGCAAGTGTCGCCGGATAGCTCTCTGCAATGCCGTATTCGCGGGCTAGATCGACAGACTTCTCGCCCGCCTTGTATCTGGTTGCGATCTCGATGCGCCGGTCGACCGTGAGCCTCGCCCTTGCATGGGGCTGCAGCCGCTCGCCACCCGGCCCGCGTGTCTGCATCAGGTGAACGATGCTGGTATGATCACGCTTCATGACGCGACCGATGCGGGGGAAGCTGTAGCCGTGCCGGCGCAGAGCGTGGG